ATTCATCAACTTCCGCCGCCGTGGGTCCAGCGACTTCGTTGGCGTCATGGTTAAGACCATTCCGTTCTTCAACGCCTATGTGCAGGGTATGGATGTGTTGTACCGCGCGGCATCTGGCATTGACTCTAGCGCCTCGGTTGACCGCGCCGCCGCTCGTAAGATGTTCTGGAGCCGGGCCGGTATTGCGATCGCGCTGAGTACCGTCTATGCCATGGGCAAGGCAGATGACGATGAGGACTACAACGAAGCCGACCTGCGTACCCGAGACGGCAACTGGTTTATCGGGGGCCAGAAGATTTCTGTGCCTGGCGAACTGGGCGCCCTCTTCAAAGTGATACCGGAGCGTGTGGTCGAGTACTACAAGCGTAAGGGTACCCCCGAGGAACAAGAGGCTATGGAGGCAGTGCGTACCGCTCTGTCTTACATGTTTGAGCAGTACGTTGGCCGCGTGACTCCTGTGCCGCAGGCGGTGAAGCCGTTGCTGGAAGCCTGGACTAACTACTCGTTCCTGACCGGACGCGAACTGATTGGTATTCACCAGAAGGGCCTGGACCCCAGCCTGCAGACCCGTGAGAACACGAGTGAACTGGCCATCGCTATTGCAAACTTTGCGCGCGACATGGTGGGTGTGGACAAGGTTTCCCCGATCATTGTGGACAACATCCTGCGCGGCTACCTGGGATCGACTGCGGCCCTGACGGTTATGGCAACGGACGGCTTGCTGAACCCAACGCGGATTGACCGCCCCCTGCACAAGTATGCTCTGCTCAGCAACTACATGATCGACCCGATCGGCAAGCGCCGTATCGCAGAGTTTTACGACGAGCGGGACAAGGTCGGCAAGGCAAACGCTACGCTGAATGAGATGGTTGCCAGAGGTGACCTGGCTGGGGCTGAAGCCTACATGCAGAAGCATGAGCAGGTGCTGATGCTAAACACCTCCATCAACGCCACCCTGGAGCAACTGGAACAGACCCGTGCGTACCGCAAGTATCTCAACAGCCCGGAAGCCGCCGCTGAGATGTCTATGGAAGAGCGCATGGAGACGCGCACTGAGGTGGAAAAGATGGAACGGGAAATCGTTGGCTGGCTACGCGAAGCCAAGACAATGATCCGCAAAGACGCGGGTTAACGCACCCGCCAGACCCGCACCCCGTAGGCTCCGTACTCACACCGGGTACGGACCTCAAGCGCTATCTTTAGTTTTTTCTCTAGGGGGCGCAGAGCCCGCGCCACATCCTTGGCGGGTAACAGCGTGGGTAGGAAGAATGAACCGCCGATACCTAGCCGCTCCCAGTAAATGAAGTAGTCAACATCAGCGATGGTGACTAGCCGAAGGTCAGGTAACGGTGGGGTCGGTTGCGATTTCTTCGAGTCCTTCGACTTTGAACGACCCCTCGTCGATGCCGATTGCCGTGCCGTCGAAGACATAACAACGTGCTCCTAATCCACTAAGACTACCCACAGCGCCAGCGCCGATGCGCTTGACCTCTGACAAACCATTGTGCTTTGCAATCCCTGCCTGGGCCAGATGCTTCAGGCTCTCGCGCACGTCCACCTGCCGCATCGTAAAGAACTTCCTGAACTCAGCGGCGGTGATGTACAGCTCCTTGGTGTTGGGCTCGTAGCGCATGCGCAGGGGGCCGTAGGGCTGTTTGATTGCGGCGGGAGGCATAGACCCCTTCACCTGTTGGTCGATGACCAGCACGTTGTTCACGTTCTCGTTGACAAAGGCAGTCAGCGTTTCCTGTGCAATCAGTAACGGGGAACCCAGGCTGGCGGCGTATTGCAGTTGGTTTTGCTCGACTAGGCCAATGGCGTACTTGTAGACACGCGGGATGTCGATGTCATGCAGTTCACACTTCTTTGCAATCAGGGCGCCAACGAAGGCAATTGTCAGTATGTTCGAATAGAAACGGTCAGCCTGGTCAAATCCCAGTTCCGCGTCTATCTTCTCCTGCATTTTCTTCAGCATCCTGAGGACGCTATCGTAGTTGGCCAGCACATGCTGGATATAGATCGGGCCAGCCACCCCGTAGTTTGTGTTGAGCTTACTGAACACGGCGTCAATCTCAGTCTTGGGGATGCCGTTGATCTTAGACACCTCGTACTCAAACACCCGGCGCAGTTCGCCGTCAGCCGTGGACTTCAACTGGGCCAGCCGATCCACCAGCGAAGCGTTGGCAGAGGAGATGGTCACGTTGCACCAGGTTGTGTTGTTCACCCGTAGCTTGTTGGACTGCGACTCCATGCGGTGCCTGGCGCGCCCTGTGGTAACTCCGTAGGCAGTGTCTGACAACTCCTCATCAACCGTGTTGGTGATCTCGTCCACGGTGAAGGCGATACTGTTCAGCATGCCGATGCGGTGCATCTTGGCGGCGTAGGTATCGTCCTTGGTCATCAGCAGTTCGGTGGGGTGCCCGAAGATAGAGTTGACCAGAAGCTGAGCGGTCGTTTTGCCAGACCCAGAAGTGTTGGACTTCAGGTTAATCAGCGCACCACGCACGTTGATGTTGTCCATCAGCTTCAGCAAGGGGGCACCAAACCCGAAAAACAGAGTCAGCGCATGCGGCTCCATGCCAGGGCGGTTGTAGAAGTTAGCAATCGATTTCCACTCTTCCAGAGAACCACGGGGCGAAAAGGCCGGGGCCAGTTGCCTGGTTCCGCTGGCAGGCGGTGCCAGCTTGGTACCCCCAGCCGTGTATTCCAGTTCACCCACAACAAAACCCTGCATGTCCGGGGTCCAGCCCATCTGGCTACGGGTCTTGTTCGCGGCGAATTGTGATTGCAGTTTGCGGATGCTTGATGCGAAGTAAGCCATGATTAAGTCCAGTGTCTTGCCGTATGCGATAACGCCATGCTTGATGAGCAGGTCGCGGAGTTTGTCCTTTGCAAAGAGTGATGTAACCGGGGCGTAGAAGCGGCGAACCCCATCCCGTGACATGTGCAGGTGGATTAGCACCATCTCCCCATCGCCGTCCCCATGCTCATCAGAGTCAAAGAACCGTGTGGTTATGTACAGGTCACTGCGGTAAATTTCAATTTCTTTGGTTTCGCCGTCATCCGTCTTTTCCTTCTTGTAGACGCCGCCTTGGGCGCCACGGAAATACGGGTATGGATAGGCAGGCACCTCAATCTTGACGGTATCGCCTACCTTGTCGCTGTCGTCGCCGTCCAGCGGCGTCTCGATGATGTAGGCATCGCCTTCAGCCGGAGCCGCTTCAATCTTCTTACCGATCAGGATGGGGCTAACCACCTTCTGGGTACACCCCTCGCACAATGCGCTGTTGTTCTCACGGTACCACTGGCAGGTGTAGGGGCCCTTAGTTTCCAGGGCTTTCTGCTCGGTGTCCTGGGCGTTGTAGCCTGGGTGCCCCATGCTGAGTTTGTGAATTGCCTCGTTGCCGTCTTCACACCGCACAGCAATAGATAGCGCGGCGCGCCACATAGGTTCTTCCAGGGTGGGGGCGTTCTCCAGGGCGTTCTTGATCTGGTTGCAACCCGTGCCCTTCATGCTCTTGCGCACGATTCTGGCGAAGCTACATGCGGGGTATGCGCCGCCTGACACATCCTTAGAGGTGTCGTCCATGCCAAACATCTTTGCGGCACTCAGATCGGCAACTGGAGTACCCAGGCGGCTCACAATCTCTTCGAGCGGGACAGGATGAGACAGCACGGCAACAGCCACCGGGCGGGGAATGTCTTGCTTGTAGTTGTTCGTGCCAGGCACCCGCAGGATGCGGGAGATGTCTGCCGTGACAGCCGGATCGGCATGCAGTTTGTGTTCTTTGCACAGGAGTTTCAGCATCCTGGCATGGGAACTCCACACCGCAACAGGTACATCCTCAGTGAGAGGCCAGTACACATGCAGGCCACCGCCTGAGTTGACGATGGTAGGGGCGGGAAGCCCAGTGTCTTTGATGAACTGCGATAGAGCCACAGCCGCATCAGTCTGGGCGTGGTACGGCTTACCAGGACCGCAGTCAAGGTCGAGAAAGAACGAGCGCATGAACGCCGCGTTCTCTGCCTTGCGGCTGGAGTTGTCTTTGAACGAGGCCAGCGCGAAGTATGCGTCAGCGCCTGCGGTATCCAAACTGGATGCGGCCTGGTCAACTTCTGCTGTAGTTGTATAGAAGGATGGGGAGGCTATCTTTGATTTGATACCTACCACGCAATAGACGCCCTGTGTGGGCAGGATGGAGTCGAGGAAGACGGTCACGGTGCTACCTACTGGATGGGGTGAGCGCGGGTCCACCGCGCCGTTATTTTTCTTATCTGCGCAAGCTGAAGGCGGCGGGGCTTGGCCTTGCCGGTGAACCAGTTGTAAACGGACGCCCGTGTTACGTCCAGCCGGGAGGCGATAGCGGCAATGGGGATACCACGCCGTATGCACTCCTCAGCAAACTGTCTCACCAGCGGGTCAAGCCCCGCTTCCTCAATCGCGCTAAGAAAGAGGGTGGAGTACCCTCTTGCCTTCTTAGTCGTCACCGTCGTCGGCCCACTGGTCGAGAATGGCGCTTACATCTTTAGCCGCCGCAGTAGGTGCGGCCTCAGCCTTCTTGGGGCGCTTGGTCGGTTCCGGGGTAGCGGGTGCTTCCACTGCCGCAACGGGGGCTTCCTTGAACGCCTGGGGCAGTGCCGGGGGCGTACCCGTCTCAGCCTTAGATGGCACCATCTTGAAGTCGATGGCGTTCTTGGCATCCTCGGTCACGCTCTGTGCCTTGGCCAATGCCCACTCCTCCTGAGACAGGGGACGGATAGCACGGAACTTCATGACGGGCACAGCCTCGCTGGTGTCGAAACGCGCCTCGGTCACGATGCCGGTGATGGGGATAGAGTGCCCAGCCAGGAACTTGCCGAATGCTTGCAGGGGCATCTTGTCGCCATCTGCCTTGCCAAAATACGACTTGGCCGGCACGGACAGGCGATAGATATTGCCGCCGATATCGTGCTCCAGTGCCACAGCCAGGCGTTTGCTGAAGCGGCATGCGCGGGATTTACCCTCGCCAGAGCCCTCAACGTTTTGCGGGCAGGTAGCACATGCGGCGCTTTGTGGGGCAGTCACTTCAGACTCCGGCTTGACGCCTTCTGCAGACCAGCACGAAGGCTTGATGTCTTTGCCTTCTTCGTATTTCTCCGCATAGAAGGTGCGCGACACGCCCTTGCTACTTGCAATCACAACCAAGTTCATGGACCGGTCTTCGTTCTTGGCGACCTCTTCGCCGCCAACGATCATGCGCCAGACACCCCCACGGATGGAGATCTGCTTACCACCGGAGCTGCCGGCAATATCTTTGGTTGTCGCATCCTGCTGGTCGCGCAGGTACTCGGGGATCATAGAACCGGATTGGAACAATGCAATGTTACTCATAGTGATTTCCTTGGTTAATTAACGTGCTCGGGTCACAGTAATAGCATACCGTGAGTCCACATTCATACCCTCTGGCATCTTGTCAGGATTAGCGGATAGGAACTCTTTGAACGCGGTCTGCGCTACTCGGCGTTCGAGTAACTCAGGGGCGTCATTATCTCGGATGAACTGGTACATTTTGTCCCAGTCAGAAGTCCAGTACCGGGTCTTAACGGACCGCCGGAATGAACCATGTGAAGTCTTGCCGCCATCTTGCCCGGTGGACTTGCAGAGCTCTAGTAGCTCTGTCTCGACGAGGCCGAGCTGCTCATCCAGCCGTGCGATCTCGTCTTCCATCTCTTTGGTCTTAGCGGCTTTTGCGTCTCTGATCTTGATGTAGACCTTGACGAGTT